AGCTTCGTGAATACTACGACATCAAAGCGTGGAAGGATGCGCTCTCAACTGAGATTACAAGATGCTCGAAGATTCAATTCAATAAACTTGCTCATCCGATTGCACCATATCAACATGCGCACATCGCAGCGTCGTCCAAATCAATTCTCGGCAACATACTTTCGCCGGAAACATGCGATCGGACATTCATATCGCTGAATGAGCTCACATCCACAATTGGCAAGGAATTCGCAGCGTTTCTAACGGAGCCCACCAGGCGCAATGACAGGAAGCTCGTCGCAGAGCAAATCGCTGCGAGCATCGCGCGCAAACAAAAGAAAATGTGAACAAATGTGAACAAATGTGAATAAATATGAATAAATAAATATAATTTTTATTGTAAAAAAAGAGAATATAGAAAGATTTTATTGTTATATATAAAATATACTTGGTTATATATAACAAATGGGTGGCGGGCGAAAACAGCGTAAATCTTTACCGAATAATAAACTAAATATGAGTAATACTACCAATACCAAACAGTCAACTAATGGAAATGATAGTGATTATGGTGTATTCTCAGATCCAGAAGAAATGTCAGATTATGAACTTCCACAGGCGGCACTTTCATCGCCAGCCGACGATAAAGAAAATCAAGCTCCAATAGAGTTAATATCAGAATTATTCGAGTCAACATCGCCGACAAAGATTGTCACAGATGATGAACCGACCATGAATACAGTTACTGTCATTGATGCATCATTGCTGTATAAAGCGAAATCTATCGAAACATTAAAATATAAACTTCAAAATGATCCAGTACATTCAAAACAAACAACGCATGCTACATTTTTTTCTTTTATAATTTTGTCGATTGAAATCGAGTATGCATGTTCACCTTCGATAACTAGGCTCAGTGATATAAGTAATGTTCTACGATTAATAGATTATATTATTACAAATCATTCATCGACACCCGAAGTTGAAGAATATACAAGAAATATGCTTGATATGGGAATAATTGAGCATATTATTCGAGGTTTGATAGATTTTAATAGTTCAAATAGGTTAGTAGACAAGGAATCTATCGAACATTTAAAACAGAGTATAATCATGCCACACAGTGAACAAACAGATGAACAATCGGTAGAAGCAGCAGCCCCTGCGCAGAACTTAACTGAGTCAAGTGCAGTTACTGAAGTGACACATGATAATCCACCGTCTTCGGCCCCAGATAAAACAAACCGGTTTATACAATTTTGGAGAAATCTATCGTGCTGTTGTATTTGCAGAAAATCAAGAAGGAACAGTATTATATTAGATGATAAATTAGAAGAGAAAGGTAGTAAACAATATGAAGTATCAATGAATATTGATGATATTAAGAATAAATATTTAGCACATGACTTGCCGTAATATAATAATAATCTATCGTGACATACGCTCTAACCATAATATAATCTATCGATCGATATATTATATTATATTATTATACATTTAATCTAAATCGTCTACAACAGGATCGGTTCTTGCACCAAATGGGGAAGAAGAAGGTTCTGCATTGGAATCCATTCCACCCATTCCACCCATTCCATCCCCACCGTTCATGCCACCATACAACTTCGCAACAATATGACTAACAGAGTCTTCCAATTTCTTTTGCTTGTCCTTAAATTCATCTACTCCAACTGAACTATCACTAGAAACGGAATCAAGCCAGTCACTTGCATCCTTACATGCGGTCTCAATATCAGTCTTATCCTTCTCTGTCAATTTATCCGACATCTCCGGCTTTGATGCTGCATTTTTGATTGAATATATAGAATTTTCAAATCCGTTCCGAGCATCAATGCGGTCCTTATGACGCTGATCCTCTTCCTTGTACTTTTCCGCCTCTGCAACCATTCTCTCAATATCGTCCTTCGAAAGACGACCTTTGTCGTTCGTAATTGTGATCTTGTTCGATTTTCCGCCAGCTTTATCAGTAGCATTCACATTCAATACACCATTTGAATCCAAATCAAAGACAACTTCAATCTGTGGAGTTCCACGCGGAGCAGGTGGGATTCCATCAAGCTGAAACTTACCCAACATATTATTATCTTTGGTCAACTGACGCTCACCTTCAAACACCTGAATCAACACACCAGGCTGATTGTCGGCATAAGTTGAAAACACTTGACTCTTCTTACAAGGAATCGTCGAATTTCGCTCAATCAGTTTTGTCATTACCCCTCCTGCGGTCTCAATCCCAAGCGACAAAGCCGTAACATCCAACAGCAAAATATCCTGCATCACCTTTGACTGGTCACCAGACAAAATAGCGGCTTGAACTGCAGCGCCATATGCAACGGCCTCATCGGGATTAATCGATCGGTTAAGCTCCTTACCATTGAAGTAATCGGTAAGAAGACTGCATACCTTTGGAATACGAGTTGAACCGCCGACGAGAACGATTTCGTGAATATTTGCCTTTGAAATCTTTGAATCCATAATCACACGCTCAACGGGGTCAATCGTGCTTCTAAACAAATCCATACACAGTTCTTCGAATTTTGCGCGGGTGATTTTCGTCATAAAATCGGTTCCATCGAAAAGCGCATCAACCTCAATTGTTGTCTCAGTAGAGGACGAAAGAGTGCGCTTAGCACGCTCACAAGCGGTTCGCAACCGACGAAGAGCGCGATTATTCCCAGAGGGATCCTTCTTATGCTTTCTCTTGAATTCCTGGATACACCATGAAACCATGCGGTTATCGAAATCCTCACCACCCAAATGCGTGTCACCAGCAGTAGCCTTAACCTCAAAAATCCCGTCATCAATTGTCAAAATAGAAACATCAAATGTGCCACCACCCAAATCGAAAATTAGGATGTTTTGTTCTGCATCACCTTTGGCCTTTTTATCCAAACCATAAGCGATGGCTGCTGCGGTGGGTTCATTGATAATTCTCAATACATTCAAACCGGCAATTGCTCCGGCATCCTTTGTAGCTTGTCGCTGTCCGTCATTAAAATAAGCAGGAACTGTAATAACAGCATCAGTAACATCGCTTCCCAAATACGCCTCAGCGACCTCCTTCATTTTAACCAGAATCATCGCTGAAATCTCTTCGGGTGAAAATGTTTTCTCTTCGCCCTTAAATTCAACCTGAACATGAGGTTTACCACCGTCCTTTTCGACAACCTTAAAAGGCCAATGCTTCATATCACTTTGAACACTTGAATCGGATACCTTTCTGCCGATAAGACGCTTGGCATCAAAAATCGTATTTTCCGGATTCATTGAGACTTGATTCTTTGCAGCGTCGCCGATAAGACGCTCAGAATCCGTAAATGCGACATAGGATGGAGTTGTTCGATTACCTTGATCATTTGCAATGATTTCAACACGCTCATTCTGCCATACACCGACACAAGAATAAGTGGTGCCCAAATCAATTCCAATAGCCTTAGATTTTTTTGACATTAGTATCGTAGTAACGGGTGTAGAGTGGTAGCAGGAGTTTGTTTGTATAATACCGCGTATGTAATACTGTATATAATTTATGTAAACAATAACTTTTATATTATTTTTCGAGGTATTTACATTTACCAAGTTCGGCGCCGGAAAACAAAATGTAATCTGCTAGTTCCAACTATATTATTATATATAATGCATATAATAATAATAATAATAATGTTTAAAAATTAAATTGTTAACTTCATTCTAACCGTAATAAATAAAACGCCTGGTCGATTTCCCCTATCATTTCATCACGAATAGTTAGTAATTCACTGGCATCTTTATGTAATATATCTTTGTTCAAAGAAACCATAAATTTTTTATAATCGTGGAGTTTAGTTCTGTAATGTTCGATAGATTTACATTGATAGAATGGAATAGATTGTTTGTCTCTAAGGCCGAACAAAGGTGTTCCAGTTATAGCAATGTATTTCTCAATAAATGAATCAACCAATTTACTCATATTGGAATGTAGTTCATCGGTTGCTTTATGAGAAGGATATGATAATGTAGACCAGTGGAATATCTTAATTGTGTTTAACATCTCTAAAAATTGTAGGATTAAATATGATGCATCGATAGATTTACGAGAACCGACACTACCACCAATAATCGAAGTGTCAATTCCAATATCAGTGTTTGATTCGGTATCGTGTATATTATGACCCGCACTAGCACCCAATATTGCACCTAAAATTCCTAATTCATTTGACGAATTATTAGAATTTGAATAACCCTTTGTTTTAAATGAACGCGATTTGCGCCCACTATTGCGTCCACTATTTCGTCCCCTAGTAGTTTTTAAACGACGAACCATTCCAACTAGGTTATTATTTATATATAAGGAGGTTATTATTTATGCATAATAACTTCTACTTCAAGTTTTTCTTTCGTTTTAAAGTTTTAACTTGTTTTTTATTACCAGAAGACACAGACACCTTTTTACTTTTATTATGTTTGGATTTTTTGTATTTGATCATTTTATTCAAGTCTGCGATACAAGTTGGGTCGCTTTGTTTCATTGCATGCTCGTAGCCATAATAAGATAATTTATTGATTTTTGAATCAGCAAGTTCTTTAATAGAGCCTCTTGAAAAGTTATGCTCTAGTTTGTATAGTTTATGGCCTATAAGCGCTGAGAACTTTTTGATAGGACAATATTGGATTTGTAATTCACCGATTATGTTATTATTATCTGTATCTGCAAGATTATAATTAATATCTCTATATCCAGTATCTCTGGGAGATTCAAATGTATTTTCCTTTCTTACGATTTTGAAATTATATTTTTCCAAAAATGATCCAATCGTTTTATCTACACTTTTTATTGTCTGCATACTATTGAATACAACAGCGCCCCTATAGATATCCTTTAATTTCCGTATCTGGCCATTATAATTATCTATAACCTTCTTTACAGTTGAATCCTTACCCTTCACACCCGGCGAATACACGATAGAATCTTTATAGTCTTTTACAAATGCGTTTATGGCCTTTTCTAATTTGATTTGTGATTTATTAGCGTGTGAAATAAGAGTAGAGACAGCAGTTTTAACTGTAGTTCCATCAGTGAAAATACTAACAGGTTGAAGAATCGAACAATCTATCGAACAATCTAGGTCTAAATCTACTTTCATAAGTATTTCAATAATTTAACGAATAACCAAATTATGTATATTATAATATGATAATATTATATGTGTGTCTATTGCCACCATATCTACTACCACCACCACCACCACCACCACCACCACCACCATCATGATTTTATTACACACGAGAATTGTTTGTAATAAAAATAAAAAGCGCCCTCGACCGGGTTCGAACCGATGACCTTGTGGTTAACAGCCACACGCTCTACCTACTGAGCTACAAAGGCGAACGGCGAAAAAAAATATAACATACCAAAATATACACACACACCTGCGAATATCCAGGTTCGAACTGGAGACCTTTGCGTTATCAGCACAACGCGCTACCATCTGCGCCATATCCGCGTGGGGACTTGAGAGAATCGAACTCTCGACCTCTTGCACCCAAAGCAAGCATCATACCCCTAGACCAAAGTCCCAATATAACACGGACATATCACATTACTCACCCTCACGGGGGCTCGAACCCCGGACCTCCAGATTAGAAGTCTGACGCTCTATCCTACTGAGCTATGAAGGCAAAAAGCAAATCAATATTTCATTAGTTAGGACTTGGGAGAATTGAACTCCCCTCTTGACAGTGTAAATGTCATGTACTAACCGATATACGAAAGTCCCGTGAACACACACACAACCGCCGACACTCCACCTCACTTACACAATCACACACCCTCACGGGGGCTCGAACCCCGGACCACCAGGTTAAAAGCCTGGCGCTCTACCGACTGAGCTACGAGGGCAAATCAATGCAACTACGCCCCCAGAGAGAGTTGAACCCCCGACCTTACGCTTACAAGGCGCACGCTCTACCAACTGAGCTATAGAGGCCGTAAAAATATACACATAATACAAAAGTAATGCACCAAGCAGGGTTTGAACCTGCGCATCCTGAGATAGTGGGGCTTAAGTCCACCGCCTTAGACCACTCGGCCATTGGTGCTAGATTTTTTGTATTTTACTTCACAGACCCACACCCGCCATCACACCCAACCCAACCCACTTTTTTTTTGATTTACATTTTTTTTTTGTTTTGATTTTTTATAGAATGGAGAATAAATAGGTCCACTATGCGAGACACCATCAGCTTGTTAAATTAAATCCGGAGTGCTCTAGCTTCGTTCCTTATTCACCCCCATATATAACCAATATTATATCTTTATATTGGTTATATGCGATTATGACTATTAATAGCTAAATATAATAATTATACCTCAACTTGTGTCCTAGTGCAAAGAGAATAGATCCGACGAACATCAGTGAAACGCAGTGTCATTTGTCGACACTCAGTCAAATCAATAATCCCCTCTGCATCAACCGGCGTTACCCCCCACCAGAGTGAATCAAATACTTCAACGACAAAGCAATATTCGTGTGTATTTTCCCATGATTGATTTTCCTGTAAATGTGCATTTCGAACTTCGATCACTTTAATCTCGGTGATATAACCGAACAAATTAATTTCTGAACACGGTTCAGATTCAGGTAACGATCGGCGACACAAAACGAATTCATAAAAGTTTCCTCCTCGCCCAATATCATTATTGTTAATTTCCATGTATTCTGCTCTTGGTATGAATGTGTGAATGATTCCGCCGGTAATCTCCATATTTGTCATTAATAGAGTTTGGTAGAAATGTCGGCTTATCATAGAAATTGCAGCCACTCGTGCTTCTCTTAATTCTTCAATTTCACCTCTCGAGATAGTTGGAACTTCATGATCATCCATATCCGCATCACCAGTCCACTCGATTTCTTCGTCATCGTGAATGTAACTGTCTATTCTGGGCACTAAATCACGCCAAGCATGCTGAGAATACAATGAATTGTTGATATTGTCATTGTTCCAATTGTAGTTATTATTGTTCCAATTATTGATGTTATTATTGTCAACTAATTCTTGATCTATAGCACTAGCACCAGCACCAGCACCAGCACCAGCACCAGCACCAGCACCAGCACCCCCATTATCATCATCATCGGCATCGTCCATTTCTCCGTCGCTATCTTCATCTTCTTGGTACAATTTTTCACGACACAAAGGACAATTCGGTGTTTGAATACCCCAACGAAATAGACACTTCACACAAAACAAATGACCACACACAGTAAATATATGATTTGAACGCAAAGGAAGTGGGTCATAACACACACTGCAATCACCGACAAATTGATCAACTGCAGAACATGCTGCGGATTCTATTTGGGACGGTGGGGGTGACGCAAATTCGCCGGTAGAATCGACATCGGCATCAAAATCATTGTATGAACAACCACGCGGTGAAAATGGGGGAGAAATCGAAAAGTCAACGCGCCATTGTCGTCCTAAGTTGAAATCAAGGCGGCGTATTGGCTCTGGCGATGGCTCTGGTGATGGTGATAATGATGGTGACAATGGAAGGGTACAAAAACCATGTTTGTGCCCTTTTATAAAACTGCCACCGACACAAGAGCGTGAAATTGAAATTGGTGAAATACTACGGGTAGTATTATCGTATTTGGGTGATGGAGTGATAAATAATGCACTCTGATTATTTCTAGTTCTAGTAGTAATCACGGGAGGAGGTTCAATTGACACGCTGTGATTATTTCGATGCTCAACTTGCAAAGCTAAACCGGAAATTGTGCTCATTGAATATAGTATTCCTAATCCGCCTAATCCAAATCCTCTAAATGAATCCATGACTTGAACTAAATTGAATGTACTGTCCAATTATGATTGGTATGATGTTAAACGCAAATTAACAATAAAACATTTCAATTTTTTACACGACAAATTTATTAAACGAATACAATACTCTCGTATAATAAATATATAACGAATACAATACTCTCGTATAATAAATATATAACGAATACAATACTCTCGTATAATAAATATATAA